AATCTATAATTGTATCACCTTGAATGATATCACATTTCCCACGAAATGGTAATCCTTCCAACATAGCTATCTCAGGCACTTCAAATTCACTATTAGTTAGTAGTTGTAATGCACCTTCATTTCTTAGTACAGCATCTGTTAAACGTTCTGCTGCATACTTTTCTTTAGCTAGGAATACTTCACCGTGTTGTTCTTTAGCTTCCTTATAGATCTTTGTGTTCTTTGATGAAGCGTTTACAAAATACAGTTCATCTATCTTGTGTGGTTCTAACACCATCCAATGCGCTAATTTACCTGCTGCTAGTGCAGGGCTATCACTATTAGGATCACCATACTTTGTAACGTTTCTATAAGTCTTAGGGCTTTTAAGAATCATTTTAAGGCTTGAACTGCTTAAAGCGTGTTTGCCTAAGTGACCGTAGTAAAATTCATCCTCATACATATTGGCAAGTATTTCTTCTTTTGCCCAATGCTCACCGTTTAGTAATGTTATCATAGTTCTATGCTATCTAATGTTTTAATTAATTCTTGTAATTGTTTCTTGTTGTTTTCATCTTTAGTAAAATCAAGTACTTCTTTAGCTTTACCTATTGCTTGACCAATTTTAAATGAATTTTTAGTGCGAGTTACAATGTCCATTATTTAATTATTTCTAAATCGTAAGCCTTCTTTATCGTTAGGTCATCATTCACTACAACCATAACCTTTGATGTAAACTTGATTGGCATACCTAACGCATTCTCTGCAGTAAATGTATATGTTGCACTACCTACATCACCTGCCAAAGCAGTAAACGTATAATATTGCATTTCTACTGTGTTAGGATATACTGCATTGTCTACAGCATTCTTTGTTAGAAGTTCCTTTAGTTGTCTACGTGAGTTTTGCGCCTCTGTGTTTTCTGAATCACCACCGCCTATATTAGCTAAGATGATCATACCTACTATAATAATTCCTATTACTTTTATTGCTTTCTTCATTGTGTTTGTTTTAAATTATACACAAATGTAATAAACATTTTTTTAACTATCACTATCTTTTTCTAATTTCTTTTCAAGTGCTTCTACTCTATTTAATAATACTACTGCTACTTTCTGTACTAACTTTAGATCGTATTGCATCTTTACTAATATACTTTCTTTCATACTCCTAGTTCTAATTTGGTTTTTAGTTTCTGTATTTCTTCTTCTAATGCTTTTACCTTATCATCAGCAACCCTTGCACGTTCAATGGCACGTATCTTATCTGATCTGTATTCACTTAGTGAATCGTTGTATAGTCTTTCATTACCTATAAGGGTATGTACATAGAATCCTACTTCCTGCCACGCATAGTACATTTCGTTTAGTGCTTTGTTTTTAGGCTTTAGGTTTCTTGATTTGATTATATGTTCACCTACTGAATTAAAATTACCGTAGTACTCCCCTTCTTTTATATTGTTCAGTTTCTTGTTCATAGTATTTCTGCATCTTTAATGTTAAGCATTGCTATTTCTTTTGGTATCCTATTGCTGTTAGAAAACTCAGTTGTTTTTCTTAGGTATTGAATTTTCCACTCAGGTTTCACAAGATATAGATTCCATCTGTAAATTCCTAATGGTGTTGAATTGATGTAGAAAGGTATATCAAGATTATCGTTGCAGTTTTCTATCATTGCATCGTACTTCTTTTTTTCAATTATCAATTCATCATAGTGTGTTGCCCTACACTTTAACTCAATGCGGTGGTAGGTATCAGGACTGTAACAATCCCATCTACTCATCTTACTTCTTGCCATTACTAGATCAGCGTAGCAGCAATCTACAAGATGTTTAAACAATTCTTTTTCTTTCAATTGTATTCCTTAAAGATCCTTTCAAGTTTCTTCCATACTCCATTTAAAAAACAAGAGCCACAAGCTGTAAGTTCTCTATTGTCCTTAAAGACTCGGTTATAAATACCCAGTAAATGTTTTTGCTCTTCTATAGTAACAGTACTTAACTTACCCATTTTGGTATCTAGGTAGTTGTACTCATCTTCTGTTAAACATAGGGGCTTTTGGTATGGGAAAATATGGTTAAGTATTTCTTTCCGTTCATCACAGCCACAATCTTCACCTGCTAGAAACTTAACAGCCTTTTGAATTCCTGTTGCTTTAGTGATCTTTTCTATTGTAGAACCTACACCTTCGCTTTTATTAGCGTGGTTCTTTTTCCATTGTTTGTAAGCCTTTGAACGCTTATCACCTTTAAATTCTTCCATAGTTATTTTATTAATTCGTAATCGTTATTTTTATAATCATCATAATCTTCACCAAACTTATCTTTCAATTCCTGCTTTGCTGATTTTAATGTATGATATATACTAACCCAGCTTATGCCAGTTTCAGCAGCTATACCACGTATGCTTAGATCTGAATCCCTGTACAGAATAAACAAGCGTCTTTCATACCAACGCCAATTATCTATATGATCATCTATTAGTTTGCATATTTCATTGTAAGCTACCTCCTCATCCATCGTATCACGGTTTGGTATTTCTGTGGTATTTTCTTCATCATCAAGATAAACCTTTTTAATTTTCTTTTTAGAATTATAATACTGAAAATAAATAGACCTAATAGTAAAATACATATATCCCCTATTAACAATGCCGTTCTTAATAATCTTTTCTTCATTTGCGTATTTGTATAATGCTACGTAGGATTCTTGTACAATATCTTCATCATAATCATACTCACCAAAACTATTAACTATACCTATCCACTCATTGTGACGTTCAGCAACCTTTGCTAACCATCTAGCTTCTTTATCCATATCACATTTAAACTAATTACACCCAGCAAACATTGCAAGGTATACTCGTTTTCTCCTATGTATTCTTCTTTGTGATATAAAAAACCAAACATCAATCCTTTAATGGGGCTTATTATTATTTCACCATTCTTAAAATGACCTAACATTATAAAAACAAATGCTATAAATAACAAAATCCCTATTACTATCATACGTTTAACTTCTGTACTGGTTCTGTATTATTAATTAAATCTTTCCCAAGATACTCAAATCCTACATTATTTAACTTCATTCTTAGTTTTATTGGTTCTTCGTGGGGTGTAGGTCTACCACCTGTTTCATTTTCTTTTACCTTCAATACCGCTATGTTACTATACATCCAATCGGTTTTAGATCCTGTGTAACGAAAGATACATATCGTATCATCAGCACGGTTACCCCATTTACCACCGCCTTCTACATCCCCTATAGATAATGGTTTAGGTAAGCCTTCGTATTCGTGTCCTGAGTGGTGAACGTTTCTTAAGGCACTTGTCACACCGTGGGCATTCAAATAGATAGTTGTGTTCCTTTTTTTAGCAAACAGCCTAAACTCAGAAGCAACCTGGTAGTCGTAATCGTGTGAGTTACCTGTTAGCTTTTGCAAGGTTGGGTCTTTACTTAAACTATTGTAAGGATCAACTAACAAAGCATCGTAGTTCCAAGCATCCTTAATTTGATTTGATTCTTTTAGCAGATCTTTGTAGCTATATAAATCATTTACATCTATTATTTTAAAGTGAACGTTTGCCCAGTTAACTGCGTTATCTATCTTAGAATCAGTTGCATCTTGAATTGGTACACCCATCTTAAATTCTATGATCTTTCTTAATATGCTTTGTGGTGTGTTTTCACTTGACCATATCAAAAACTTTAGGTTGTGTTTAATTGCCCACAAAACAAATAGGTATATAATAACAGTTGTTTTCCCTACGTTAGCGTGTCCTATTATTAAATTAAAGTTACCCTGCTTGTATCTTAGGAATTCATCTATCTCAGGTATTCCTATCTTTAATCCTTCTTTAACCCTACCGTATTTTATATCTAGTATCTTTTCTTGTAGTTTCTTTGCTTGTGCTATCATATCCCTTGGGGTGTTTTAGCGTATTTTCTAACTGTTTTCTTTGTTTGTTCGTTTAAGTTAAATTTGATTGCATAGCCTGTAATGTGGTTTACATTGTAATTCCAGAAGTCAACAGGATACGGTTCATTTTCTTTTAATTCTTTTAGTTTAGTCATTTAGTATATAAAAAAAGGGGCTGTTAAACCCCTATTAAATTAAAATGGTAAAT